ATTACATGCCGCCCATCATGTCAGGCCCCTGCGGCTGCATCATTTGCTGCTGCTGCAACTGCTGCTGGACGGCAGGCATGGCTACGGTGGCAGCCTGCTGGGCCTTGATGGCCGCCGTATCCAAGGCGATGCCGTACTTGCCGGCGATCTGTGCCATGGCGATTTCCATGTCTTGGACCATGCGGTCGCGCTGCAAGTCGTCGGCCATCTTCGCCTTGTAGAAATCAAGCTGGATGCGTTGCTGATCCGACGCGATCTTGGCCTGCGCCTTGATTGTCTCGGCTTGAACCATCGCCTGCGCCGGGTCACCTTGCTGCGGTTGCTGCGGGCCGGCCTGTTGTGGCTGCTGCGGTGCGGCAGGCTGCTGCGGCAAGAAGTAGCGATCCACGTTGCGGATGCCGTTGACGGCGGTCAGATCGGCCAGCGTATTGCGCAACTGCGGCAGACCAGACAGCGGATTGTCCGGGCCAAAGTTTTGGATGGCTTGAAGTTGAAGCTGCAGAATTTGGCCGAGCATGGCCGTCTTCTGATCTTCGCGGCCAGTTCCCAGCCCGACGTTAACTTCGCAGTCTAGGTCGGCATCCCAAACGCGGGGATCCATAGGCACATAGTTGCCGTTCACCCGCAGCATCTCGGCCTTGGTCGAATGTGTGGCCATCAGGCGCAGGATTTGGCCGAATAGGCGACGCATGCCGGTGTAGGCAAGGTTGGCCACCATAACCTCAACCTGCCCCGCAGCGGCGCTCACAGTGGCCGTCACGGCTGCCTTGGTGGTCGACTGCAAGGCGTCGGCATCCAGCCCCATGCTGGCCCGTGTGACGCCTGTCTTCATCTCCACCATCTGGTCAACGTAGGCCAGCGCCGGCAACGTCTGGCCAGCGACGAATGGCACGGCCAAATCGCGCAGCATGCCGGGCTGGCTGACGCGCACGATGCCGCCGATTTCGTTGTTCAACAGGTCGTCAATTTCGACCATGCCTTTGACAGCTTCAATCCGGGGATTGTTGGTCATTTGGACGTTATCCAAAATTCCACGGATGATTGCCGTCGCCGCGTCTTGGTCCTGCTCAATGATCTCCACCAAGCTGCGGCCAAAATAGGTGTGCGGCTCTGGGTCAATGTGCCAGCCGGCGAACGGGTGGTCGTCCACGGGTTCGTAGGTCAGCATCTTGTAGGCCGAGCCACCGAGGATGAACTTGTGCAAGATCGGCGTGCCGGTGCCGTCCGCGTCGATCCGCATGTAAGCCTCGGTGATCGTCACCTGCTTCATGGCCGGATCGGCGGCATTCTCGGTTTCATCCCGGTTGATGGGGTAACGCCGGCGCTCTTGGTCTTCCTCGTCGCGGGTGTCGATGGCAGCCACGCTATCCAAGTCCATCACCAAGTCTTCTTCGATGCCCATGGCGATAACGTCGCCGACCCGAAGTTCGGTGCGGTGGCCGATGACGTAGTAGTCGGTGTCAGAGCGTGCATTGCGGTCGATGAAGAAATCTTCCGGCGGTATTGTTTCGATGCACATCTTGCCGAGCGGGTTGCGGCGGATAATCCGCACGTCATGCAACTGTGGCAGCGGGTCAGGCATCTGCGGCAACTGCGCTGGGTCGATCTGCTGGCCGGCGGCTGCGGCCTGCTGTGCCATCTGCTGGCCGGCGTCCACCTGCTGCTGGATGATTTCAATTGTGGCATCGTCGGGCCGCATTTCTTCCGACAGCACTTCAACGCCGGGCGAAGAAATGATGGCCTGATATTGCGCGTCGTCCAGATCGGTAAACGAGAATATCTTGGCCTGATCGTATTCGGCCCAATACGCTTTCGTGAACCCGGTGATGTTCACCAAGGCGTCGTGCGTCACGTCGCGCAGGATTTGGAAGCCGTTGCTTTGCCGGAATTTAGCCGCCGCGTATGTGCTGGCCTGTTCCATTGATGCCACATCTTCCGGCCCCTGCGGGATGAACTCGACCGGACGTTCGGATGTCATAAACACGCGCTGGATCGACGGCTTGACCGCACGCACCGTGTCGCGGCATTTGGTCGAAACCATCGTGCTGCGGCCCTCTTCCTCGCCGATGTCGACTTCACCGTTGAAGTAACGTTGCGACTTCATCCGACGTTCGGCGATCTCGCTGCCGATAAAGCCGATGGCATCGTCAACCGCCGCACCGACGATGGCACCGATTTCGTCTTCGGTCAGCGGCTTGAACGGGGTGTCAACTTCTGGAAGTTCACCCTCCCCGTTGAACTCGGCCATGATCATGCTGATCTCAACGTCGGTCACAAGTTGCGGTTCAGTTGCGTTGTTGACTGCCATGTCAGTTACCTCCGGCCTTCGGGTGTATTCATTTGCGCCAACAAACCGGGAACAAAACGGGCCGCCTGAGCAATTGCACTAGACGGATTGCGCAAGAATGCTTGTACAGGTGGCGATCTCATTGCGATTTGGCCAATTGCAGGAGCCATTGCACCTGCACCTGCGGCAAGTCCAGATACATATGGACCCAAGCCAGCGCCATACGATCCACCTGCTGCAAGAGTTGCCAGCGCAAGGGGCAACGCTTCACTGATAGTGCGTTGACCACCCGGGAGTACAGATGGGGCAGGACGCAACGTAGCCGCCGCTGATCTGGTAAAGTCTGTCATGGGTGTACTGCGTCCAGTTGCATAGGCCTCACGGCCCTGCGCACGGATCATGGATTGGTTTAAAGCAGTTGGAGATAAAATGCCAGCTTCTGCACCAGCACGCGATGCGGCATCACGCACGCCAATGTAATCGCGGTAAGCCTCACGGGCCTGACCTAGTGCCGCAATGTCACTTTGGCGACCTGCTGCAGTTAATGCCGTGTCCGTCATGTCATCCAACAATGTACGCATGGCGTGTGCTGCTTCACGCGTTGCCGCATCTGGAGAAACGGTTAATGCACCAATGTCGCTTCGCCAAGTTTTCAGGCGAGACAACGGCACATCTTTTCCTGACATAGCTAGTGCTTGAATTTCATTGGCAATCCCACGAACGCGAGGCGTCAATTGCCCAGCCGGGACACGCTCGACATAGTTTTTAGCCACGTCAATGGCGGCAGCAGCCTGATTTGCATTCGGAACAATTGCTGCCCCTTTGACGGCATCATCCATTTGAGTGACAATGCTTTTCTCCACAGCGGCAAGATTTTCAGGAGTTGCCACTTTTTCGGCACTACCAAAACGACGCATTGTTGCCGCCGTCACGTCGGCCAGTTGCTGTTCAGTTGGTTGCAGGCGTCCTTCCATTCGCATAAGTGCTTGCGACCCAAGGCCCTGACCTGTTGATAAATCAACACCAGCTTCGCGCATAACGTTTGCCATGCGAGCGGTTTCATCTGTTTTTGGGAATGCACCGGGTTTGCCGGTAATAGCAGATGGAATGACTGCGCCAAGAAACCGAGCATAAGGCTCTGCCGGCGTTCCTTCAACTGCAGTACCTAGAGCCTCTGATCCTAACCCAGCAAGTATGGATGCCCTGCGACCAACACCACCACCGGCAAATTCACCAATAGTTCCGGCAGCCCTGCCTGCAAAACCGGGAGCCACATAATTTGCATAGCCTCCGGTTAAATCATTCAAAGCAGATTGAATGACTTGGCCTGAAATTGGACTTGGCGGTGCATTTTCGGTCAAAATTCCCGCCTTTTTCAAACCTGCACTTAGCAAGTCGTCAATTGTACCCGGAAGCCCAATCAAACTAGCCGCGCCGCGTGTCATACCGGCGCCTGTTCCAACTGCTAGTTCAAGCGCCTTATCTTGCAATGTTTTTTCTTGCGGCATAGGCGCAGGCAAAACTTGCATTGCCTTCAATGCCAGTTCATTCATTTTTGCAGCGCGTTCGGCTGATCCGGGTTGCAACTCCAATGTGCCAGCCTTTGCAGCTTCGGCGCGCTCACGCGTCATTAAGCTGTTGATCGCCTGCCGCATTGTATTCTGATCTGTGCCTTCAGGAAACTGCAGGACGCGTCCATCTGGAAGTTGAACCTTGATCATTCAAATTCTCCGGTTGCGGGATTGTAGGTCAAGGTAGGTCCACCTGTAGATGGAGCGGGCGCAATGGAACCCGCTGATGGCGCAGCAGCTTGCAGTTTGGGCAATCCAGATTTTGTCGCATCCAAAAAGTCTTGCATGGCCTTGCGGAAGTCTGGCTCATTTTGAGCGGCATTCATGCGAAGGAATGCAGTTTCAGCTTTCTTGCTTTCAAAATCCGTAATAGCCCCACCACCTTTAAGAAGCTGGCGAGCCTGCAAGAATGCGCCCCCAGAAATCTGATCCATTTTTGACTGAACGCGGGCAGCCTCTCCAGATATGTTGGGCAAACGACTTTTTGCCGGCCCAAGCATGTTGGGTAGATACGGATCATTT